ATGTGTGTTGATTGTAAAAAAAGAGTTAGAACAAGAGTAGCACCTTCTCCAACAGGGGACCCTCATGTTGGAACGGCATATATTGCATTATTTAATATTGCATTTGCTCATGTAAATGATGGAGATTTTATATTAAGAATAGAGGATACAGATAGAAATAGATATACAGAAGGTTCAGAACAAATGATATTTGATGCTTTAAAATGGCTAGATTTAGATTATTCAGAAGGACCTGATGTAGGTGGAGATTATGGACCATATAGACAGTCAGAAAGATTTGATTTATATGGAAAATATGCAAAAGAATTAGTTGAAAAAGGTGGAGCATATTACTGTTTCTGTGACCATGAAAGATTAGAAAATTTAAGAGAAAGACAAAAAGCAATGGGATTACCTCCTGGATATGATGGACATTGTCGTTCATTATCTAAGGAAGAAATTGAAGAAAAACTTAAAGCAGGAGTTCCTTATGTAATAAGACTAAAGATGCCTTATGAAGGAGAAACTGTAATTCATGATAGACTAAGAGGAGATGTTGTTTTTGAAAATAGTAAGATAGACGACCAAGTTCTATTAAAAGCTGATGGATATCCAACTTATCACCTTGCAAATATAGTTGATGACCATTTAATGGGTATAACACATGTTATAAGAGCAGAAGAATGGATACCTTCAACTCCTAAACATATACAATTATATAAAGCATTTGGTTGGGAAGCACCTGAATTTATTCATATGCCACTTTTAAGAAATGATGATAGATCTAAAATTTCTAAGAGAAAAAATCCTGTTTCTTTAATTTGGTATAAAGAAGAAGGATATTTAAAAGAAGGATTAGTAAATTTCTTAGGATTAATGGGATATTCTTATGGAGATGGACAAGAAATATTTACTTTACAAGAATTTAAAGATAATTTTAATATAGATAAAGTTACTTTGGGTGGACCTGTATTTGACTTAGTTAAATTAGGTTGGGTAAACAATCAACATATGAAAATGAAAGATTTGGGAGAACTTACAAGATTAACTATTCCATTCTTTGTAAATGAAGGATATTTAACTAATGAAAATGTAAGTGAAAAAGAATTTGAAACTTTAAAGAAAGTTGTAGGAATTGAAAGAGAAGGAGCAAAAACTTTAAAAGAGTTAGCTAAAAACTCAAAATTCTTCTTTGTAGATGAGTTTTCTTTACCTGAACTAAGAGAAGATATGGATAAAAAGGAAAGAAAAAGTGTAGAAAGACTTTTAAATTCTTTAAAAGATGAAATTGGTTTAAAATCTATAAAATTATTTATAGAAAAATTAGAAAAATGGAATGGAAATGAATTTACAGCTGAGCAAGCTAAAGATTTATTACACTCATTACTTGATGATTTACAAGAAGGACCAGGAAAAATATTTATGCCTATAAGAGCTGTTTTAACTGGTGAATCTAAGGGAGCAGATTTATATAATATTCTTTATGTAATTGGAAAAGAAAGAGCATTAAAGAGAATAAAAAATATTGTTAAAAAATATAATATAGGAATATAAAAAATGGGGCTGTTGCAAATTGATGATTTTTATCATTGATTTGTGATAGCCTTTTTTCTTTCTTAATAAAAAAATAGAAATCTTTTAGAAGTTCATTCTTAATACAAGTCCATTATTTTTTACTTTTTTAAGCTGTTTTTAATGGTTGCAATATTACTCCTTGCTTTTTTCTAATTAATTTTGCAAGGTATCTATTAAAATTATAGGCTATACAAAATAGTCCTATCTCTCTCTTTGCACTCTCTTTTCCTCTAACTTTTAATTTGCGCAATTTCATATCTTCTTTTAATACTGCAAAAGCTCCTTCTACTTGAATACTTCTATTCATCCTAAGTTGCTTTCCTATTTCAGTTTCAATGTTACTTTTTGATATCTTTGATAATCTTCTAAATTCTTTATTATATCTCACTATCTTTTCTGTTTCTGGATTTTTAAAATATATTGACTTTTTATCTTTTGAATAGTTGAGAAATTCTAATTCTAGTCCATCTTTTCTAAATAATCTATTTTCTTTTTCATCATAATCTAAATTCTCTACTTTATTCAAATCTTTTTTATACTTTCTTGTCTTTGATTTTTCATAGTATATTGGTTTTATGTATGATACATAATTATTAGTTTCTAAGTATTCATAGTTAGGAAGACTTTCATAACCAGCATCAGCCACAACATTTTGAATTTCAATATTTTGAGACTTAATTTTTTCAAGAAATGGAATTAGAGTTTTAGAGTCTGAAGGATTATGAAAAATTTCATAAGAAGCTATATATTCACTAATAACTCCAATTTGAAGATTATATCCTGGTTGCAATTGACCATTGCGCATGTAGTCTTCCTTCATTCTCATAAATGTAGCTTCTTTATCAGTTTTAGAAAAGCTATTTCTTTCTCCTAAAATTTCTAGATAGTTAGTATATTTATTGAATTTTTCAACATAGGACTGAGCCTTTTCTAAAAATAGTTGTTCCTTGCTTTTTCTTTTACCTCTACCATAAATTTTTTGAATTTTAAGTTTTTTTAAATATGAAAAAATGTCAAAAATATTATCTAATTCTTTCTCTTTATTAAAATATTTATTGAATTCATCAATTAATTCTAGTATATTTTCTTCAAGTTTTTCTTTATATTTTAAAGTAGATTTTTTCCAAACAAAGCTGTATTTATTAGCATAAGCTTCAATTTTAGTTCCATCAATGTAAATAGTTTCGGTAGGAATCTCACTTAATTTAAAAAGTTTTTCCACAAATTGACAAAACAATTCATAGATGATATCACTAGCCTTTGAAAGAAAGCGAGAAATAGTTGAATAATTAGGAACATTAAGCGAATTTAACAAGTATTGAGTTCTTTGACTATCTCTACAAAGAAATTCAATGTCCCTTGTAGAATATTTGCCTTGTGAGTAAGCATAAATGATTACAGCAAACATATTAACAGGATGTACCTTAGTTTTGTTAGGAAAAACTTGCAATAAATTAGAAAAATCCATTTCCTCCAAAATGGCGCTAAGAAGCCTAACAGGGTCATCATTGTCAATATCATTGTTAATGTAAAAAAGTTTAGGTTGAAAAAATTTAAAATATTTGTTATTATTAATTGGTTTTATCATAAGTATATTATATTAAATTTTGAAGAAAATTTCTAAAAAATTTATGTAATATACTTTTTTAAATTAAAAATGACACTAAATTACAAAAAAATGTTTTTTAGTGTCATTTTTCTTTTTGGGCTCAATTATTTAATTTGCAACAGCCCCTCTTTTTTTAGTGTATAAAAATAGAATTGATTTTTACTCTATTTGTGGTTATAATATTTATGGTAAAAACATAAATAAAAGGGAATAAAAATGGAAATTATAAATTTTTTAGAAAGAAAAGGTTGGCTTGTAAACAAAAAAATAAAATCAAACAAATATTTTGTAGAAGTACCTAAATTTTTATCTTTTATAGAAAATACTGATGAAACTATTGATTTTTTTAAAAATTTTTTATTTTCTTATAAAATTATACATAAAAAACCAGTGTTTATATCTTGGGAGCTTTGTGAGGATATTGATTTAAGTGCAGCTACATTATTTACATTAATGTTTCTTATTTTCGGTATTAATTGTGAAGAAGAAGGAAAAAGAAAAAAAGATGTATTAGGAACAAATCCAAAGAAAGAAAATATAAATGCATTGTTATGGGGAAATAGTTTATTTAGGCATATATGTGGTAAAGATGAAGAGATAGTCAATTATGATTTAGGTATAGAACCTTTTAATCTAATAGCGGGGGGAAAAAGTGAAGTTGAACTTATAAAAATATTTAAATTGGGTATTAATGGAGATATATTACTTGATCCATTAAAGGATAATTGCACATATATAAGTAATTATATATCCAACTCTCAAAAAGAAAAGGGGAAAATTTTAAGCCCTTTTGGATATAATTGTATTAATAGTTTAGTTGGGGAAATATTAACAAACTCCAAAGAACATTTGGGAAATGAATACTCTCAATATTTCATTACAGGTTTTTTTAAAAAAGATATAGGTGAAATAAATTTATCTTTTATAAATTTTGGTGATACATTTTACCATGGGATAAAATATAACTCAAAAGATATAAAAGAAACTTTAAATGAGATGATTAAAACTTACAAAATGCAAAATGGAGAATTTTCTGAAGATTTTACTGAAGAAATGTTTTGTACACTTTATGCTTTACAATTTAAAATAAGTAGAGAATATGAAAAAAATGGAGAAATAAGAGGGACTGGAATGAAAGCTGTTTTTGATTTCTTTTTTTCTTTAAAAGAAAAAGAGAAAATCAACCCTACTTTTACTTTGATAAGTGGGAATACAAAAATACAGTTTGATATAAATGATAAAAAATATTATAATAAAGGTATATTAATCTTTAATGATAATAATAATTTTTTTAAAGAACAAGTTAGAAAAAATATTTTTAAACTAAAAAATTTTTTTCCAGGAACAATTATATCCTTAAATTTTGGGATAGAAGATTCATGGTTAAAGGAGATTGAAAAAAATGATTAATCAAGTAAAATTATCAAAGTATTTCCAAGGCTATAAATACTTCAATGGCAGGGACAATGGAAGAGATACAAGAAAAACTTTAAATCTTGATAAAGTTGATGAAAATAAAGAAAGTATTACATTCTTCTTTGAGAAGGGTTTAGTAGGGATGAATGTTTCATTTTTTTTAGGTCTTTTTGGAAAAACTATTTCAAATTGTGGAGTAGAAGATTTTAAAAAAAGATATAATTTTGAGTATGAAGATCCTGATGAAAATAAAAAATTATTTGACAAAGATATAGAATATGGAATAGATACTGTTCTTAGTGAAATAACACCTGAAAATTTAATACACAGATTACAAGGAAAGTGAGTGTATGGAAAATTATGTTAATTTAATTTGCACTGCTATTTTAGCCATTACTTCTGTAGTTAATGTCTTGCTTCTTTTATACCAGATTAATTCTAATAGACAAGATGAGGCTAAAAAATTTTGGTATAAAGTAAGTATAAATTCAGATGATCTTTCTAACTGTACAGGCTATTTTAATAGAATTATATCCATAATTGAAAACAATCAGAAGAGAAACGACAAGCTCCTAGCATATAAAGATGAGTTAAAAAACATAAGAAATTTCTTTTCTAAAACTATATTTTTTGATGAAGACATGAAAAATAAACTTGATGAATTTATTTATGAATGTGAACAAGAGTGTATGATCAATGATAATATAAAAAAAGAAGATATAAATCATATGTTATGGATTATACTGAAATCATTATATAGCTTTGAATTGAATTCATATAAAGATTTTAATATAAAATATAATTTACAAAAATAAAGCAGGATTAGTTTTCTGCTTTTTACATTATAATTTTTTTAAAAAAGTGTTATCTAACATCTGTTATATTTGAATTAATCTAAATTAGATTGAATTTGGTGCAAACAAAGTGCAAACAAAAAAAGTATAAGAATACAAAAAAGCCCTCAACTTTTTTCAAGTTCGGGCTTTTTTGTAGAAATTAAACTATAATTAGATTTTGTTTTTTTAACTACTCAATATACCATTAATTCAAAAATTAAGTGTAGAATAAATTGACTTAACTTGAATTAGGTGGTATCAAAATGGTAACAAAGTAAAATAAAATAACGAATGTTAGATAACATTAAATTATTTTATTTCATCCACTGCCTCTTTCAATTTTTGGATATTCTTATGTACATAAACATCAGAAGTAATTTTATAGCTAGAATGTCCTATCATTTTTATAATTACATCCTTATCTGCAACATTATCTGATAGAAGGGTTGCAAATGTATGCCTAGTATCATGTAAACTATGATAAGATAAGCCTAAATCTCTAAACAGAATTCTGAAATGATTATCAAAAGAATCATAGTCGTATTCTAAACCATCATATCTTTGCCATAAAAACTTATCCTTGCTAAAATATCTACCTCTGAAAAGTTCAATGATTTTATCTGCAATAGGTACTTTTCTGACTCCTGCTTTGCTCTTAGACTTTTCTACTTCAAAATAATAATCTTTTAGAAATATATCTTTTCTTTTAACTCTTAATAGTTCGCTAATTCTTAAACCTGTATAACATAAGATTAAGACCATATCTATTATTCTATATTTATCAGTTTTGTAATTATTTAAGTTATCCCATAAAGTTTGTAATTCTTCATAGGTAATAACTCTTTCTCTATCACTTGTCTTTTTACCTTTTTCAACAGTCTTAGTCTTTAAATACTTAGCATAATTTTTGCTACACATGTCATTTAATATTGCAAAATCAAATATCATACTCCAGAAACTTTTTAAAACTCTTAAAGTGCTATTAGTCAAATCTAAACTATAAAAAATATCTTGAAGTAAAATACCATTTATTTTATTTATTTCCATTTTATGCAGTTTTTTACTTCTTTTAAATTGTGTTTCATAATTGGTTAAAGTTCCATCATTCACATCTTTATTTTTTAACCATAAATTATAGACTTGTTCAAAAGTAATGCCTTTTTCTTTTTTCTTGTGTATCTTAATACCTGTATCTTTTATCATATCAAGATTATTTGTAAAGTATGCTATTCTATATGTTTCTGCCTCTTTTTTAGTTTTAAATACTCCAAGAGGTAATCTTTCATATTTTCCAGTTTTTTCATTAAATTTTTTGTTATCTCTTAATAACCAGGGTTTTCTTCTTTTTCCTGAAAGTTTTGAAACAGTTCCCATTCCATTTGCTGCTCTCATAAAAAATCACACTCCTTTATTTGCATAATAAAAATGAGTGTGATATAATTTTAATATCTGAATTACAAAGAGTATCACACTCTTAAAGCCTTTTAGTTGGTACCAACAACTGAGAGGCTTTTTTGTTATTTCTTAATTGCTTTTTTAGTTTTATTATTAATGAGTTTCTTCTTTTCTTTTTTTAATTCTTTAATGCTCTTTTCGGGAGTTGGTAATTTTTCAGGAATAATTTGATTAATTTTCTCAATAGTTTCTCTTACTATAGCTCCAACAGTATAATGTGTAATATTTGCATTGTTTTGACCTACTATATCCCCTTTACTTAATCTTTCTTCAGTTTGAGTTATTCTAAAAAGATTTGCAGCTAATTCTGTTGAGCCCATATTATCTAAAATATTTTCAGATTTCTTTAGTCCTTTTCTTTTTTTAATATCCTCAGCAGTTTCTCCACCATACAATCCCATATATCCTGCATTATTAAATTTTCCGTAATTTTCTACACCACAGTCTTGTGCAGCTTTAAAAAGTTTTTTATTAAAGTCAGTCACATCTCCTCTTAAAACTAATCTTCTTTCATCTTCAGATAGTTCACTGAGCTGTTCTTCAGATAATTCTTGTTTTCTTGTTTGAATAGCAAAATACTGTTGACCTAGTGCTATCATCTTTTTTCTTGGATCTCCATTTTGAACTATTAAATAGCAAGCATATCTTGTTAACATAAAATCATCAATAGTCTTTTTAGCATTATTTGGCATTTCTAACGTTTTGTTGACATCAACAAAATGTTCATTTACGGCTATATGAGTTGCTTCGATTGAATCTTTAGCTCTATTTATTACTTTTAAAAAGTTTCTCCATTCTTTATACTCTAAAATCTCCATCAGTTCTCTAGCATACCAATACTCTACTCCATCTTCTGTAAGATGTTTTAAGTCCTCAAAAGTTTTTTGATTATATAGTTCTAGTTCTTCCATTTACTCGCCTCTCTTTAAAAATGTATGTAGTTTATTTGAAAAATGTTTTAATTTTTTCTAAAAAAGTTTTTTCATCATTTTCTTTTTTGTTACTAGCTTCATTTTGATTTTTTCTTTCGTATCCTTCATAATATCTTAAATAAATTCTATTATCAAGATCTTTTGGATCTTTACTAAAACCAAGTTTTCTCCAAAATTTTGAAACTTTGCTGTCAAAAAGATCAGTATTAGGAGTTAAAGAAATGACAATCTTATATTTATCCGCAATTTTTAAAATCTCTAGCATTGCTTTAGTACCATAGCCACAATGTTTAGGTTCTGCATTAAAATCTATTATAGAAATTTCTTCATAATCCATATAATAAAATTTAATTTCTTCATATTTTATAGTTACTTGTGGAATATCTATTTTTTTTAGTTCTTCATAAAAATCTTTATACATAGCTTTAACTTCACGGTCTTCTAATCCCAAAACAACTTTTAAATCCATAAACCCCATCTCCTTTAAAAAAATTTTTATATTTTATTTGGTAAATACAACCAAATATCTTCCCCAAATAAACTCATATATTCAAATTCACTATAAATATTATCAATTTTTTCATTGATTGAATTTTTAAATAATGCAATTAAATTATCATTTTCTTCAACTATGTAATATTTCCAATGAGTACTGAAATGATTAGAACAATATTCAGAAACTTCTTTACTCATATTAAAAAAATATCTAAATAAATCAAGTAATTTTAAATTGTTATTATTAATTTCAATATACATATATAAAGCCAAAGGTAAAGGTGAGCTACAGTGCCTTGCAAAACAATTAGCCTCTTTTTCCTTTATTTCGTTATACCTTTCACCATCACAAAATATATAACTATATTCTTCTTTCAAATGTTCTAAAAAGTAATGTCCTAATTCGTGAAAAATAGTCCATCTAATTATATATATTGAATCTTCTTCATTGTAACAAAGTATATATTTCTTTTTGCCTTTCTTTTTTAAGAAACCTCTATCACTTTCAAATTGGCATTTGATTTCTTCGATAGACATACTAGGTTGCTTTTTTTGAAGTTCCTTAGCAAATTCAGTATAAGTTTTTAATTCTATGTTATTTATCTTTTTTATAATCCTAAAAGGATCTATTGGTAAAACTCCATCACTATATTTTAATAAGACTTCATAAGCCTTTTTTTGTGCATAATTATATTGAATATGAGAATTTGTTCTAATCAATTTAATCACCTTGATTTAATTAATCTTCTTCATCTTCAACATTTTCATCAAAGTAACTATCTATTAAAGCCTCAACTATTTTTCTTTTGGCTTCATCAAGTTTACTATATTTATCAAAAACTTTTTTATCTCTTGCAGCAGTTTTAACTTGATTTTGAGAATTTTTTTTATCTCCTAAAAGTTCATCAGCTTTTAGATCCAAAACATTACAAATAATTTGAAATTTATCCAAAGGGATATTAGTTTCCATTGTTTCATATCTTTGTAATGTAGAAGGACTTATACCTGTTTTTACAGATAAGTCTCTTAATGAAAGTCCTAAAATATCTCTTTTGTTTTTTAAAATTCTAACAATTTCTTTAATTTCATAAGGCATTTACTCCACCTCTTTTGTTTTTTATATAAGTTGATTATACAATTATTTTTTCATATTTGCAACAAAAATTTAAAAAAAATAAAAAAAAGTTTCAAAAATGGGTTGACAAAAATAAAATTCTATTTTATACTTGTTTCATATAAGGGACAAAAAAGGAGGCGAGATATTGAATACTTTAAAACTAAAAGGAAAAATAGCTGAAAAAGGTAAAACACAAGTTGAACTAGCTAAAATATTAAATATTTCTACTCAATCATTTAATGCAAAATTAAATGGAAGAGCAGTATTTGATATTGAAGAAGCAAAGAAGTTAATAGCTGAACTTCAAATAGAAAATATAAAAGAAATTTTTTTTGATTAATTAGTCCCATATTTGAAACAAGAAAAGAAAGGAGGGCTATGGAAGAAAAAAAGGAAATAAAAAAAATATAACAATTAATCAAGGAGGTGGAAGATATAGGACTTTTTATAACTTTAATAATTATAACAAGTTTAGGTTATGTTTCAGAATGTAAGGAAAAAGCTAAAAGAAAATACATTATCAATTTTATTAGTTTGGGTATTCTTCTTCTTTATGCTCTTTATCTTTATAAGTAGTATTTATGCATTCATCAAGTATTTGTAAAGATAAAAAATAAAATTTTGTATATAAAACTGCTTCAAAAATACTAAGAAATATTTTATTAAAATCAATTATTTCAGATGTATTTAATAAATATTTTATTTTGTTTTTTGAATTAAGAATATGTGTTAAGTGAAAATAATCCAAAAATTGCAAAGCAATATATATAAGAAGTATTTTAAAAATATTATTTATTTTATCGTTATTACCTTTATTTATGAAATTTGGAATAAAAATAAGAGCTACTGTAAATATTTCAAAAATTTTATAAGGAAGGTAAAGAGAAAAATTCCAAATAAAGCAAGAAAAAATTGCAAAAATAAAATTAAATTTTTTCTTTGAACTTTTACTGAGATATTTTGAAATAAATTTTAATAAAGCTGGAACAATTTCTGACAGATATGTATTCATTACTTCAGAAAAAAACATAACTATTAATACCAATATGATACTAAGACTAAAAATATTTTTTAGAAAAAAATCTGAAAAAGATATCAGTACGAGAAACATAAAGTAAAAGATAAGAGGAAGAAATTTTTTAAAAAACATCAACAAACACCTCGCAATAATTTTCTTAAATTATAGCACAAAATAAGGAGGCTTATGAAAAAATCAAGAAAATATAAAAAATACATAAGAAAACAAATAAAAAAGGAATCTCAAACTCAAATTAAAGAGTTGGAACAAGAAATATCTAAAACAATAGGTACTAATCTTTTAAAAGCTCTTGATGAAATTTCTGAGGAGGCTAAAAAATGATAAAAAAAAGATACATAGATGGATTATTGGATGCACTTCAATATGAAGCCAATAAGTTATTTATAAAGCAAGGGGAGGTAGATATAGCTTTTAAAAAAGAAACAGAAGAAAACAAAGATATTGAAAATTTAATAAAAAGAATAGAGTTAGATACACAGGTAGGTGATTATAGAGTAATAATAAATTATGAATTAAAAATAGTAGAAATATTCAAAGGAAATAAACTAGCGATAATGACAAACTTTGGAAAGTATGGAGTAACTGGACTATGGACAATGGTTTTAGAAGAAATAGAAAAATTGAGAGGTGATAAATGAAAAATATAAAAGTAGGAACAAAAATAGAAGTTAAAAGTAGTTATGCAGGAGAAGAGAAAAAAGAAACTCTTGAATGTGTAGGAGTAGAAAAAGGAGTATATGTTTTTAAGAAAACTAATAGAAGATGTCTTATTTTTGCTAATAAAGAATGGTTTGAAAATAAAAATAGAACTTGGGAGATTATAGGAGGAAAAAATGCACTGTAAAGTATTTCAAAAATGGGTAAATGTTATAGTTTTTCCTGAAGATATAAAGTTAATAGATGCTATTGAAGTTATCCAAAAATACATAGAAATGGAGGCTAGAAATGGAAATAAAAGAAAATAAAAAATTTGCAAAAGTAAATATGAGAGATGTAATTAAACATAAAATTAAATGGGTATTTAAGATTTTATGGCTATGTCTTAACTATCCATTTGATAAATTATTAGAATGGATGTGATATTTATGACAGGAAAAGAAAGAATTGAAATTAAACTAAACCTAGCAAAAGAAAATTTAAAAGAAGCAAATGAAGAATATTACAAAATAGGAAAAGAAAATAGACCAGTTGCTGAAGGACATGCTTATGCAATGGTTAGATATTATCAAGGTGTAGTTGATACTTGCAAATTTGTATTAGAACTTTTAGAAAAAGGTGATTAAATGGGAGATTATAAAATCAGTGTAGAAGAGGCTGTTGCTTTATCTGGTGGAGAATTAAACAAAGATGATGTTTATAGCTTAATTCAAGCTAATGAAGTTCCAGGTTGTATCTATATAAAAGATCAAGAAAAGGAAAGGGGGAAATATTTAATAATAAAACCACATTGGTTGAACTTTTTAGCAGGAAAAAGTTATAAAAAAATAAAAACATCTAATAGCACCGACCAAAGTTTATTAGATGTTTAAAAAAAAATATTCAAGTATTTAACTTTACTTGAATTATATATCAATTTTAAAAAAAATTCAAGGAGTGAAAAAATGGGAATCAATATTAATCAGTTTTATAAAAATGTAGACTGCCCTCGTGAGTTTATCTGTGCTTATTGTGGTACAAGAGTGTATGTTACAGATATTAAAGATAAAAGAGTTAAATATTGCTCTGCTACTTGTGAAAAGCAATATTGGAGAGATAAGAGCAAAGCAGATGCTGCTTATAAAAAAAGAAGTAGAGAAAAAGTAATAGGTATGAGAAATTATAGTGCTAAAGATATGGCTATTAAGTTATATAAAGAAAAGAAAGAAGCTGAAGAAATGGATTGGAAGGAGAGAAAAGAATGAATACACTATCTGATTTGAATACAAAGCTATTTGAACAGTTGAATAATTTAAGCAAAGAGAATATATCATCTGAAGAACTTGAAAAAGAAATAGCTAGAAGCGAATCCATGATAAAGATAGCAAATGTAATTATTAGCAATGGGGATTTAGCTTTAAGAGCAGCAAAATTTAAAGATGATATGTTAAATGCTGATAATAAACTACCTAAAATGTTAGAGGGATAGATTATGAAAAAATACACAGATGATATTATAAATTTTTTAAGGGAAATTGCTCCTGGAAAAACTTATAAAGAAATAGTTGAAATATTTAATAAAAAATATGATTTAGAAATGACAGTTGATAAATTAAGTAGTTTACTAAGCCGAAAAAAGATTAATACAGGAACTCTAGGACAGTTTAAAAAAAGTTTTACACCGTGGAACAAAGGAAAGAAAGGATATATGGGAGCTAATAGAACTTCTTTTAAAAAAGGTAGCAAACCAAAGAATTGGAAGCCTGTTAGCAGTGAAAGAATCAATACAGAAGGTTATACAGTTATAAAAGTTTCTAATGAAGGCGATAAGCAGAAAAGATGGAATCTGAAACATAGAGTAGTTTGGGAACAATATCACAAAAAGAAGATTCCGAAAGGTTCTGTAATCATATTTGCAGATGGAGATAAAAATAATTTAAATATTGAAAATTTAATTTGTGTAACTAGGAATGAACTAAAAGTATTAAATAAATGCAGATTAATTAGTTCTGTTCCTGAGTTAACTAAGACAGGATTGAATATAGCTAAGATTAAAATTAAGTTGGCAGAAATAAGAAAGGAGAAAAAAGGTTGAATATAAGAGAATATTTATCTTTGAATAGAAATAAAATTGTTTTAGCTTTTGATAAAGAAGATATAAAAGATTTATTAAAGTTTAAAGAAATGGCTAAAAATGAAACTATGAAAGGAATAATAGTATCTGGAAAATATATAGGGTTTACAGATACATATAGATTGTTTGCAGTAGAAGATACTGATAAAGAAAGAAAAGGTATAGATACGGCAAACCTGTACTCTATAACTTTATTAAACGAATTATTTAAAGCAGAAACAATAGCAATATTAAATAATGGTAAATTAGCTATTCAAATAGGAACTGAAATAACAGAATATGAAGCTCTAAATAAAAAAGCATTAAATATAAAAAAAGTTATTGAAAGCTATGAATATACAACATCTTTAAAGGCTAATTTTATAAATAAAGGTGCAACAGATATAGTTTGGAAAATGCTAAAACTAACAAAATTTGATACAAGAAAATATTTTATTTTTAAAGATAACAAAGTAAGAGTTGAAGCTTATCCAAATGAGGACTCAAAATTAATACTAGACAATCTGTTTGAATATAACAAAGATAAATTAGATGTTAAATTTAACTTAAATGTTAAATATATTGATTTATGGCTAAAATACATAAAAAATGAATTTTTTAATATAAGTTTAAGTACATCTAATAGTGCTATTAAATTCAGTAATTGCAACATAACTTATATAGTTATGCCAATGAGACTTTTATAAAAAATGGAGGAAGAACATGTTTACATTACCAAAGAAAAAAGAAATAAGAGTAGGTGGAAGAACTACAGAAGTTATAAGAGTTAGAAATTCTACTTTTGAATATGTAGATGAAATGGTTGAAGAAAGTGGTTTATCAAGACAAGAAATTATAGATAGAGCAGTTCGATATGCTTATAACGATTTAGAATGGGAGGAAGAATAATGAAATTATATGAAATAACAAGTGAAATGAGAGCTTTAGATGAATTATTTTTAAGTTGTATAGATGAAGAAACTGGAGAAGTAAAAGATGATGGTGTGATTGATATTTTAGAACAAGAATTAAAATTACAATTGCAAACAAAAGGAGCAGGAATAATCAAATCTTTTAAAAACTCTGAAGCAATGTTAAATGGAGTTGATGAAGAAATAAAAAGACTTCAAGCTTTAAAAAAATCTATTTCTAATCAAATAAATAGTAGAAAAGAATACATAGTTAGAAATATGGAAATGATGGGAATTACTAAAATAGAAACAGAACTTGGAAATCTAAGTTTAAGAAAATCAAAGTCAGTAAATATCTATGATGAAAGCTTAATAGATAAAAAGTTTATTGAGATAGAAACAAAAGAAAAAATCTCAAAAATTGAAATTAAAAAAGCTATTGAAGCTGGAGAAAATGTTCAAGGTGCAAATATAGTAGAAAAGAATAGTTTAAATATAAAGTAAGGAGGATAAATGAATAAGATAATTTTTATAGATACCGAAACTGGTGGAGTTAATCCAGAGAAAGCTGCACTAATACAACTTTCAGGAATAATAAGAATTGATAAAAAAGATGTAGAAAAATTTAATTTTTACATAAAACCTTTTGAAAATTCAGAAGTAACTGAAAAAGCTTTGGAAGTTCAAGGAAGAACATTAGAGGAACTAAAAACAGATAAATATGTTGAAGAAAAAGAAGTTTATAAACAATTTGTAAATCTTTTTGATAAATATATAGATAAATATGATAGAACAGATAAATTTGTTGTTGCTGGATATAATGTAAGGTTTGATGTTGATATATTAAAAGCCTTTTTTCAAAGACATGGTAATAATTTCTTATTTAGTTATTTAGATTCTTCTATGTTAGATCCTTTGTACTCAATTAGATTATTACAAATAGCTGAAGTATTACCAGTTCTAGAAAATAATAAACTTGAAACTTGGTGTAAACATTTTGGAATTGAGTTAAAAGCTCATGATAGTTTAGAAGACATAGAAGCAACAAAGAAACTTATAGGAAAATTAATTTCATTAATTAGGAAGTGATAAATATGGCAAATATGATAATGGTTCTTGGAGAAAGTGGAACGGGTAAATCTACAAGCATTGAAAACTTAAACGAAAAAGAAACTTTTATTATTCAAGCTGTTGATAAACCCTTACCTTTCAAAGGATTTAAAAAAAGATATTCTTTAAGAAGTAAAGAAAATCCAAAAGGAAATAGATTTATAAGTGATAGACCTGAAATAATTATGAAAATTCTAAGTACCTTAGATAAAGAAAAAGAAATAAAAAATATTATCATAGACGATTCTCAATACATAATGGCTAATGAATTTATGAGAAGAGCAAAAGAAAAAGGTTATGAGAAGTTTACTGAGATAGGGCAAAACTTCTATAACTTAGTAGATAAAGCTAATTCTATGAGAGATGACATAAATGTAATTTTTTTACAACATATAGAAGTTACAGATGATGGAAGGAAAAAAGCAAAGACTATAGGCAAGTTGATTGATGATAAGGTTGGTTTGGAAGGTAGATTTACTATAGTTTTAACAACAGAAATTGAAGATGGAGTTTATTATTTTAGAACTCAAAACAATGGTAATGATACTTGTAAAAGTCCAAAAGGAATGTTTGATGAATTAAGGATTCCTAATGACTTAAGTTATGTAATACAAAAATCAAATGAATATTTTAATTAATAATAGGAGGAAATAAAAATGAGTATGAATTTATGGACAGAAAACGAAGAAGATTTAAGAGAGGAAACAAGAGAACAAAGTACATCTGTAAATAAGAGTGGAGTTTATAACTGTACTATTGAGGAAGCGCTAATAATAAGTGGTAGGAATGGTTCTCAATCTAAAGGACTTAAATTAGTTTTAAAAACAGATGAAGAACAATATTTTTATCCAGTTGAATTTTTTAAAAAAGCTGATGGAACTGAAAATGAATATGCTAGAAAGAAATTAAATAAATTAACTTATTTATGTAAATTGAAAAATAAGGACCTGGTTCCAATCGAAAGTCCGAACAAAGTTTTTATTCCAGCACTTGCAGATAAAAAAATTGGTGTGATAGTAGAAGTCAGTTTAAATGGAGATTTTTTAAGATATAACATTATTGGATATTATGATATTCAAAGTAAAAAAACAGCTGATGAAATTCAAAACAAAAAGAATCCAGAAATATATGAAAAATTTAAAAAGAAATTTGAAAATGCTGCTTCTGTTGAAAGACCAAATAATTATCATACTGAAGAAAAAACAGAAGAAAAGAACGAGGATTTACCTGAAGAATTTCCGTTCTAATGGAGGGAAATTATGAAAATAAAACATTATGGAGATGAGGCTAGACTGGATTATTGTCCAGTCTGCCAAAAAACAAAAAAGAACCCTTGTTTTTCTGTAAATGTAAATACTGGGAAGTATATGTGCCATTCAACAGGAAAAAGTGGACATATAAGTGAATTTCCAGAACTACAAAAAGAATTAAATATTTCAGGAATTGAAGAAAAAACAGAAGATAAACCTATTTTAGATTTCTCTTCATTAATACTTAATTCAAAAAAATTAAACAAGAAATGGCTTGACTATCTAAAAAGTAGAGGTATAGAAAACGAAAATAATATCAATAAACTTTATAGAATGGGTACTCATGAAAGTATGATGATACCTGTTACTAATGGAGAGACAGTTGTTGGTGTAAAATACAGAAGTTTAGATAAAGAGCTATGGAGTGAGAAAGGTAGTTGCTTAGACTATCTTTTAAATTGGCAAAATATAACAGATTTTGAATACTTAGTAATTGTTGAAGGTGAAATAGATTTACTTAGTGCTTTAGAAGCTGGAGTAGAAAATACTGTATCTTTACCTTCTGGAGCTACAAATATCAAATGTATAAAGATACAAAAAACTTGGCTTAGTAAATTCCAAAAAATTATCATTGCAACAGATGATGATGAAGCTGGAATAGAAGCAAGAAAAAGAATTGTTCACGAATTAAGAGATTTGTTGATTCCACTTTATAAAACATATTTTTATAAGAAAAAAGATGTTAATGAGGTTCTGGCAAAAAATGGAAAAGATAAAGTATATAAGTATCTATTAGAATCTTGTACTCAAATAAAGACTGGGTTTAGGAACTTTAAAATTGATGATGGAGGATATAACTATTATGGTGGAGAAGAAACTGTAAGAGTTAGTAATTTCTTAGTTGAAGTAGAAGCCTTCTCTGAAAATTTTTTAATAGGAAAATCTATAAATAATGGAAGAGAAAGAAAATTTAAAGCTAGGATATCTGAGCTTTTATCAATAAAAGGAATAGCAGAAAATATGGGAGTATATTTAGCTAGTCCATCAACTATTCCAAAATTTATAGATTGGCTGAAAGAAGAGAACCAGGAAAAGTACATTGAAGAAATAGAATACTATGGAATAAGAAACGATAAATACTATGATGAAGATTCAGATATTGTTTGTGATAAAAGAGATTTAAAAATTACAAAAATTTCTGAAATAGAAGCTCTAACAACTGAAGATAAAGAATGGCTAGAAAAGAATTTAATTCATATGAGAAGTGATGTAAATCAATCTTTGTTAGGAATTTGTTGGGCTTTAGGTAGATTTCATACTCAAGGGACTTATCCTATTTTAGAAGTTTCAGGAACAACGAGTATAGGAAAGACAGAATATGTTGAATTTATTTCAAGATTATTGTTTGGTGGAAGAGAAAACATAAAAAGTTTATCAACTTTATCTAATCACCAAATAAGAAGCTTCAGTAGCTGTTCAAATATTACACCATGGGCTATAGATGAAGTTAAAATAACTGGTAAATTTCAACTTGAGAAAATGAATGATTTATATTCAACTATTAGATCTGTTTATGATAATAAGATTATAAATCAAGGAAATACAACAAATAAATTAGCTGAGTTTCATCTGTGTACTCCACTTATTATTTCAGGAGAAACAAAATTAAGTGATGTGAGTATTCAAAATAGAATGATAAGTACAAGTCTTACCAAAAAGAATAAAGGTGATTTTGAAATTTATAAGAAACTTAAAAATAGTGACATTTTAGAAAAACTTGGTAAAACTGCTTTAATGGATAGACTTGAAAATGGTGTTATAGCTACTGACAGTACGATTTTAAATAAAGTAAAAGATGAAAGGCAACTATATAACCTAAATTGTTTGTTAAAGGGTTTAAAAGTCCTCTCAAGAGTTTTAAAGTTAGATATGAAAATAATAACTAATTTTGTGCAATTCTTAAATACAGATTTTTCAAAAGAATATACAACAACTGATAATTTTATTGAACTTTTAAAATTAGTAGAAGATGCAGGTATAGAAAATTTAGAAAGCTTTTATGTATCAACTCCTAATGAACATTGGGCTAGATTTCAACTTCTTTATACAGCTATCGATGAACAAAAAAGAAAAACAAATTCTACTCTTGAATTGTTAGATATGAAAACTTTAAGAAAGCAACTTATAGAGGAAGAATTTATAATCTCAAACAGTGAAGTTAAGAAGATTAAAGACAGTTTTACAGGAGAAGCAAAAACATATAAAATAGCTAAATTTAAAATAATAAAGTGATTAAGGTTACTGCTTTTTTTTAATAATACCAATGTAAAGTAAAAAAGGTTACTGTTGGTTACTGTAAAGGTTACCTCTGAATATACGATAAAATGGAGAGTGTTACCGAGTTACCGCAAAAATCAACATAGGACAGATAAATATTTAGGTATATATATTAAATTTAACTATATACCTAAAATAATATAGAAAAAATCAAAAAATAGGGTAACTCGGTAACCTTTCCCATAAAATGCAAGGTTGAACGGTAACCAAAACGGTAACCTAACGGTAACTTTATTAAAAAAGTAATTCTATAACACTATTTATGGTAATTAGAACGGTAACCTAAATTATATATATAAAGAAATTATACTAATATAGTATATATTAAATAAAATATTGATATAGAAAGGAAAATTATGCAAATAATAGAGTTCTGGTATATGTGTTTATCTGCAAATTCTTCTCAAGAATTACTAAATTTAGTAAAAAAACACAAATGGCATTTTGAACACTTAAAGCCACAAGCGCAGGAGTATTTAAGAAATTTATATAAGATTTATAGAAAAAATGAGGAAGCATTATATAAATAAAAGGAGAAAAATATATGAATGAATTAATAAATAAAAATGAGATGACAAGTTTAAAATTATTGGAGCAAATAAATCTTTTTAGACAAGAAGAATATAAAATTAAAAAAGAAAATAGGACATTAACAGAGGCTGAAATTAAAAGAGAAAGTTATGTAGAATTACGTCACGATACCTTATTAGATATAATTCGTGATGAATTTGAGGAAGAAATCTCACTCCAAAAAATTTTGGAGTCAACTTATAAAAATGATAGAGGAAAAGAATATCCTTTATTTATTTTAACTCTTAATCAAGCTAAACAAGTACTGTTAAGAGAAAGTAAATATGTGAGAAGAGCAACTATTAAATATATTGAAAAGCTAGAACAATTTATTAAAGAATTACCTGAAAAAGAAAAAATATTAATGGGATTTGAAAAAACAGTAGAAGCTATTGCTAATGTTTATGGTTGTAAAAAAGATTTTAAAACTATACCTTTGAAAGATTTAGTTCAATTAAAAAAAATAATAGAAAAAAATTTTAAAGAGGAAACTCCAGAAAAAATCTTAAAAGATTTAGCACAAGATATTTACTATATTTTTAAAGTAGATAGCAAAGAAACTCCAATACTTCCATTTGAAGAAATATTAAAATTAATAGAGAAGCATATAGAAATTAAACCAATGAATCTATATAAAGTTGAAGTAAAAGAAAAATTAATTTTATTGGAGTAAAAATATGGGAAAAAAAATAGATGTCAATGAGATAGTGGATAAAAGATTTAAAAATAAGATAGATGAAGAATTTTATGTACTCAGATATTTATTTAAAAATAAAACAAATCATTGCTATGATATTGAGTTTATAAAAACTAAGAATGTTCAAATGGCTACTCTCAATCAAATTAGAAAAGGAACCTGCATAGATATAGTTCAAAGAAAGAAAATGAAGAGAATTCAAACTGAACTTAAATTAAAAGAAAGAAATAGATTAGTGAAGCAACCTAAAAATCAAGTTTCTATTCCTTCTAATATAAATCAAATAAATGTGTTAAGTATAGATTTAGCTACTAGATCAGTTGGTATTGCTTATTCTTATAAAGGGAAGATTGTAAGGTGGAAAACAATAAAAGTTGAACTAGATGATTTTAGAGAAAGAGGATATTTGATTATTAATGAAATAGTAAAAGTATTAGAAACTTCAAAAAAGATAAAAGGTGCAGCAATAGATTTAGTTATTGTTGAAGATACATATTTAGGATTGAATTCTAGTATAATTTCTATTTTATCTGAGATAAGAGGAATGCTTACATATAATTTAAGAAAATTAAATATAGATCTATTATTAGTACCAGCTGTATTCTGGAAAAATAAATTTGATAATTTACCTCTTGAGAGAAAAGAACAAAAAGAATTTATGATAAATAAATTTAATGAGTTTACGGGAAAAGTAGCAGATAGTGATGATGTTGCAGATGCTTATATGATGTTAAAGGCTTGTTTAGGAGGATAGTAAATGGAAAATAAAAATATAGACAATGTAAATAATCCAAATCATTATAAACTTGGTTGTGGTGTTGAAAGTATAGAAATAATTAAAAGAGTATTAGGCTTAAGAAACTTTGTTGCATTCTGTTTAGGAAATATTCTTAAATACTTAATTAGAGCAGAAAAGAAAAATAAATTAGAAGACTATAAGAAAGCTGCTAAGTATTTGGAATGGGTTATTCAAAATTATAATCGTTCAGAAAGTTATTTAGATAAAATAGGTGAAGCTAATGAATTATTCAAAGAATTTAGAACTGATTGGGAAAATATTATGGATGAAATTGCCAAAGATTTAAATATTAATAAAAAGAAACAGTTGAATTATATTTTTCATTGTGTTTTTAAAGAAAATTATATTTTAGCACTAGAAACTTTAAGAGACTTTATAAAAGAATACGAGGAATAACTATGGCTACTAGAAAAAACTTAGATGCTTTTTATAAAAAAAACTTAAAGAAAATATTAAGCTTTAAGGCAAGTGAATTAAGTACAGAGGAATTTAATCATATTAAACTGTATTCAGAGAAATTACCAATTTATAGATTTGTGAGGAGGAAGTAATGGAAAAAGAAAAGGTATTAGAGATAGAATATCAAGAAGTATTTGATAAAATTGCAGTTAGAATTAAAAATTTAAATGATGATTTTTTTGCAGATGGTTTATTAAAAGAAGATGTTGAAAAATATAATTGTCAGTTTTTAGAAAGTCCAACAGATTTAGAACAACGCATAATATGGATATATGATGATATTTATCTTTCAGATAACAATATTAATTGTTACTGTGAAGAAAAAATAAAACAAATAAAAGAATTTGTTGATTATGTTAATGAAAAATACGGAATACCTAAGAAATGGAGAGCAGAAAAATATAAAGAATATTGTTTTTTAAATTCTTATGGCTATATTATTTTATGCCTTGATTTTTATGAAGAATCTGACAATAAAAATTATGAATTAGGCAACTATTTTAAAACAAGAGAAGAAGCACAAAAAGTTATAGATAGTAAAGAATGGCAAGAGTTCTGGGCTAAGGTAAGAGCAGGAGAGATTGGAGGAGAAAATGTGGAAGTGTAAAGAATGTGGAGGAACTGATTTTGAAGCATATTTAGATAGTTCTATTTCATTAGGAATAATTTTAAGAAATAAAAATTTTGTTGTAGAGAAAGATAATGTAATTGGTTTTGAATGTCAAAATTGTAACTGTTATCACGAGAATATAGAAGAATTAGCATATTGGGAGGAAGAAGATGAATAAAATATATTGTTCGCATTGTGGTAAAGAAATTAAAAAAGATGAGGAATTTATAGTAGCAAATGATAATGAAGTATATTGCAGAGATTGTACAGAAGAAGATACTTTTACAACTTATAGAGTTGGAGGAGAATTTATCGGAGATGAAAATGACACTAAGGAATATGATTCCGTAGAAAATTTTGAAAACTCTCTAAAAGATGAAATGAAACGTTGGGAAAATTATTTAGAAGAGTATGAAAAAACAGATGATGAACATATGATAACTTTTTATAGAAGAAAATTAGAGTCTACTAAGAGTAGATACAATGAACATTTTGGAGAAAATAATGACTAAAAAAATTCTTGATGTATGCTGTGGAAGTAAGATGTTTTGGTTTCAGAAAGAGAGAAATGACACAGTTTATATGGATAATAGAGAACTTGAAGATGTGTTATGTGATGGAAGAAAACTAATAATAAAGCCTGATATAATAGGAGATTTTAGAAATATCCCTTTTCCAGATGAAACATTTAAGCTAGTAGTTTTTGACCCTCCACATTTACAGAGAGTTGGAGAGAAAAGCTGGTTGGCTAAAAAGTATGGCCATCTAGGGAATAATTGGAAAGAGCAGATAAAACAAGGTTTTAAAGAATGTTTTAGAGTTCTTGAAAATTATGGAGTTCTAATATTCAAGTGGAATGAGGCACAGATTAAACTTAATGAAATATTAAAACTAACTGATGTTAAACCTCTTTTTGGAAATAAGAGAGCAAAAACACATTGGTTGGTGTTTATAAAGGAGCGCGATAATGATTAAGAAATATGTTAAAAAACCCGTGGAAATAGAAGCAATACAATTAAGAGAAGACAATATAATTGAAGTAATAAAATTCTTGGGTGTATCCCGTTATTATTGCCCGTGGCGTGAAGATGAAGAAAAAGCAATAAAAAGAGTTTTAGAAGATGGATATGTTTTTTTTGAAACTTATGACAAATATGGAGAAACTACTGAAGAAGTATATTTTGGAAAGTATGTAGTAAAAGATGAATATTCTGAATATAGAGTTTTTGATGAAGATGAATTTAAAAAATTATATGAGGAAGTGAGATAATGGAATTTAAAGAAATTGTTTTATTAATACTAATTGCACCGTTATTGATAGCATTTTTATGTGCATTTATTATTACTTTTTTACAGTTTATACAACTTATCAATTTTTTGGGAAAAGTATGATGCCTGTTATAAGGACTGAATATGTTCCTAAAAAATATTATTTAAAAGTTGAGTGGATAGAAGTTAAAACAAAGGAAATTGAAATTAATGAAGATGAGTTTGAAAGTACAAAACTTGGAGATACAAAAATTATTAAAGTGAAGGAGTAAAAATGGCAACAAAAGAACAGAAGATAATTTTTAGAAAGATGGAAGAAATATTAAGAAACTATCCAAAGTATCAGAAAAGAATAGAAGTAGAAATAGAAAGTTTAAAAAATCCACAAATAAAAAAATCATGTGGACCTAGTGGACAGGGTGGGAACAGCTATGATTATAAAAGTGAAGTAGAACAGATAGAAGAATTAAAACAAAGAATTTCTAATAACATAAGTCGTTATAAAGAAATAATATTCAGAATAGATGAGTGCTTGAACATGGTTAAGGATAACAAAGATTATCCATTCATACAAATGAAATATTTTGACAAAATGACTTATGAGGAAATAGCTGAGAAACTTGGAGTTTCTTTAATGAGTACATATAGAATGAGAAATAATATCTTAAGTACTCTAGAAATACACTTTAAAACACAGAGATTAATAGAGTTTTAATATTACTTTGTTAAAACCTTGTTAAAAAGCTGTTAAAAATGCGTTATTGTTATGTTAGTTTTAATGTGTTAATATGGTAGCATGTAGCAAAGTTTAAAGATTCCTCTTTAAAAATTGTGGTAGTAGTTTGAGACTCTACTCTAAAAAAGTCTTGCCATGCGCGGGGCATTAGCTCAATGAGTAGAGCACAGTCAATGGTCTGAAGGTTATTGGTGCAAATCCAATATGCCCCCTCTTTAAAACAACAATGTCAATACTCTCACAGTACTTAAATGTACGGGATACGTTCCTATGTGGGAGTTTTTTTAATTATAATAACTGGAGGTGAAAAAGATTGACTAAACAAGATTTATTTGTAAAAGAATATTTAAAAGACTTGAATGGCACACAAGCTTATATCCGAGCAGGATATAAAGTTAAAGATGAAAACAGTGCAGCAGTTATGGCTAATAGATTGTTAAGAAATGTTAAGATACAAGAAAAAATACAAGCAGCAATGAAAGAAAGAGAAAAAAGAACTGAAATAACACAAGATAGAGTATTAAAAGAGATTGCTAATCTAGCTTTTACAGATAGAACAGGAATAGTTAATCTTAATAATAATAGAGTTATAATTAAAAATTTTGATGAGTTAACTCCTGAACAAAAGGCTTGTATATCAGGAGTTAAAGAAACTAAACACGGAATAGAAGTAACATTTTACAATAAAGAAAAAGCATTAGAAATGCTAGGTAGACATTTAGGAATGTTTACTGAAAAGCTAGAAGTTAAAGGAGAACTAAAAACAGAGGATCCATTTAAAGGGCTATCCACAGAAGAACTAAAAAAGGTGATATTTGGTGGAGATAAATAAAGAAGCAATAAGAAGAGCAAAAATAGAGCTTGCAAGACGTGAGTTCTTTTTTTATTGTTATTTAAAAGCCCCTAACTTCTATAAATATGAGAGAAAATTTTTAGTTGATTTATGCAATGATTTACAAAACTTTCTAACAAGTGAAGATGAAGTTCTTATTTTAAATCTTCCACCTAGACATGGAAAGTCAAGAACAGTAGGAAATTTAGTAGAGTGGTTACTTGGTAGAGATATAAATGCAAAAATTATGACAGGAAGTTATAATGAAACTTTATCAACTACTTTTTCAAAGAATGTTAGAAATACTATACAAGAAGTAAAAGCTGATAAAGATAAAATAATTTTTTCAGATATATTTCCTGGTGTAACTATTAAACAAGGTGATGGTGCTATGAACCTTTGGAGTTTAGAAGGTGGATATAATAACTATCTAGCAACTGCACCTGGTGGAACTGCTACAGGGTTTGGGTGTAGTTTGATGATTATAGATGACTTAATCAAAAATGCAGAAGAAGCTTACAATGCTAATGTTTTAGATAAACATTGGGAATGGTATTCACAAACAATGCTTTCAAGACTTGAAGAAGGTGGAAAAATAGTAATTATAATGACTCGTTGGGTTAGTGGTGACCTAGCTGGTAGAGCAATAGAACATTATAAAGCAGAAGGTAAAAAGATTAAACACATTAAAATGAAAGCAGTTCAAGATGATAAGGGTACTATGCTTTGTGATGAAATATTAAGTTATAAATCTTATTTATCAAAAGCTAAAGCTATGGGACCAGAAATAGCTTCAGCCAACTACCAGCAAGAACCAATAGACATCAAGGGTAGATTATATAGTGAGTTTAAAACTTATGTAGATTTACCAAAAGAAAAAGTTATTAAAATATCCTCTTACTGCGATACAGCAGACACAGGAGAGGACTTTTTATGCAATATTATTTATGCAGATTGCAAGGATAGTGCATATATTTTAGATGTTATTTATACCAAAGAAGCTATGGAAATAACAGAGCCTATGGTTGCAGAAGCATATAAGAAATTTAATGTAAATATTGCAGATATAGAAAGCAATAACGGAGGTAGGGCATTTGCAAGAAATGTTGAGAGAATAACAAGAGATAAAGGAAATTATAAAACAGTTATTAAGTGGTTCCATCAAAGCGGAAATAAGATTGCAAGGATATTATCAAATAGTGCTTGGGTTAATGCAAATATCTATATGCCAGTTGATTGGAAAAATAAATGGCCAGAATTTGCAAAGGATATTATTTCTTATCAAAAGGAAGGGAAAAACAAGCATGATGATGGACCAGATGCTTTAACTGGTGTTGCTGAAAAGATGGTAAATAGAAATGAGTTAAGAACAATAGACAGAAAAAGCCTAGGAATAAGATAGGAAGGAGGATTAATGACTGTAGAAGATTTAAAAGAAGCACTTGAAGCTTTTATAAAAAATGAATTACCAGAACTACAAAAAATGGAAGATTATTATAGCGGAAAACACAATATTTTAAACAAGAAAGATAGAAGTGATAAGAAAAAAGATACTAAGTTAATTAATAATTATCCTGAATACATAACAACCATTGCAACAGCATATTTTCTAGGAAAGCCTATTGCTTATGCTTTACAAGACGATAAATTAAAAAAAGATTTTGAAAAATTATCAGAATATTTGGCTACTGAAGAAGAACAACAAGAAAATTTTGAACATGCATCTAATTTAAGTGTGTTTGGAAAATCTTATGAACTTTGGTATAAAAATGTAGACAATACTATTGGAAATGTAGTTGTAGACCCAAGAGATTGTTTTATTTTGAGGGATAACACAGTAAAAAAAGAAATAACTGCAGCTGTTAGATGGGATAAAACCAAAAATAAAGAAGATAAATGGGTTTATACATTAGAAGTTTATGACAGTACAAGTGTTACAACTTATGAATTTCTATCTGATAGTGATAAAAAAGAAGTTCCAACTGTAACAGGAGAAACTAAACTACACGGATTTAACCAAGTCCCAATTATTGAGTTTTTAAACAATAAAAGAGCTAATGGAGATTTTAAAAATGTAATTTCTTTGATAGATGGCTATAATGAAGCAACTTCAACTGCTATTGATGATATGAAAGATTTTACAGATGCATACTTAGTTTTGGTTAATATGGGAGGAACTTCTGATGAAGAAATAGAAAGAATGAATAAAAATAAGGTTATGCTTATCAATGAACAAGGTGATGCTAAATGGCTTGTTAAACAAGTCAATGATAGCTATGCTCAAAATAATAAAAATAGATTAAATCAAGATATTCATAAATTTTCTATGATACCAGACATGCAAGATAAAGAGTTCAGTGGGAACAGTTCAGGAGTTGCACTTGGTTATAAATTATTAGCATTAGAACAATTAGCAGCACAAAAAGAAATGTATTTCAAACGGTCTATTAATCAAAGATTGCAACTTATGATAGATTTCTATAATTTAAAAATTAGTCCAAAGGATATTCAAAAAGTCTTTACAAGAAATATTCCTAAGAATTTGGTTGAAGCAGCAGATACAGCTCAAAAATTACAAGGAATAGTATCACATGAAACTATCTTATCTATTTTGCCTTTTATAGAAGATGCAAAAGTTGAACTTGAAAAAATAAAAGCAGAAGAAGATATTAATGCGATAAAAGACATGAATACTCCATTAGGAGTTGGTGCTGATGGCTCAAAAGAATAAAGATTACTGGGAAGAAAGACAGGTAAAAAGAGAATCTAAGGCATTTTCTACAATACAAGATGTAGAAAAAGAATATAAGATTGCACTTGAAAAGGCTAAGCAAAATATAAATAAAGAACTTAGTAGAATAGGTACAACTTATATGAAAGATAACAATTTAAGCTATTATGATGCTTTAAAACTTTTAAAAGGTGATGAATATAAAGTTTGGAAAAAAGATTTACAAGATTATATGAAAGAATATAACAAACTTTTAAAAACTGCACCTTTGGAAGCTAAAAAACTTTTTTTAGAAATTGAAACATTATCTACTAGAAGTCGTATGAGCCACTTAGATAGTCTTAGAACTCAAATCAATATGGAACTTATAAAAGTATCAACAGAGGTTGATGAATTGGCTAAAAATACCTTGTCATCGATTTATAGAGATACTTACACAGAGGTAACAAAAGACTTGGGTATTAACGTTATAGTTAGTCCAGAAAAAATAAAAACAGTTTTAGACAAGCCTTGGAGTGGCGCTAATTTTTCTCAGAGGATTTGGAGTAATACTGATAAACTAGCTCAAACAGTAAAGCAAGAAATAGTTAACGGAATGATACAAGGTATTAATCTTAAAACTATGAATAAAAGAGTTTCTGAAAGATTTGAAACAGCTAAAAAAAATGATGTTGAAAGGCTTCTAAGAACAGAAGTTAATTATACTTTAAATCAAGCTACACTCGATGGATATAAAGAAGCTGGAATAGAAAAATATGAGTTTAGTGCTACTTTGGATAGTAGAACAAGTCAAATTTGTTCTGAATTGCATGGAGAAGTATTTGAAATAAAAAAAATTGCAGTGGGTCTTAATTATCCACCAATGCATCCTAGATGCCGAAGTACAACTATTCCGATTATTGATTATGAAAGTTTAGTTAAGCAAGGTAGAGAAGAAATAGGAGAAAAAGAATTAACTCCTGATGAAGAATCTGCTATAATGAGATATATTGGATCAGATTCATATAAAATAAATGAACCTTTAAGAAAAGGAACGGAATTAACTCAAGACCAAAAAGAATGGATTAAAGTGTTGGATAGAGCACTTGAAAAAATGCCAGTGTATGAGGGAGAAGTTACTAGAAGTTTAAGCTTTCAATTACAAGGAAAAGAAGCTTTACAAGAATTTTTAGATTCATATAAAACAGGTGATATAAAAACATATAAAGCTTATACTTCAACAACTGTTGGTGATACTTATAATTCTAATGGAGAGGTACAAATTAAAATTATATCAAAAACAGGTAGGGATATTAGAAAATTCAATGAGGGCGAACAAGAAATTTTATTTGAAAGAAATAAAAAATTTAAAATTGTTAGATATGAATTTTATAAGGGGAAACATTATCTTAAAATGGAGGAATTAAATGAGTAATAAAAAAAAATTATTTAAAGATTCGAGATGGAATGATACAGACCCTGGAATAACAGTTGGACACGAAAATACAACTTATGAAAATGAACTTAATGGTTTAAATGAGATGATGAAATCAGGATTATTTGATGATAAGTGGTACCAAAAAAACTTAAAAATTATTAAAGAAAGATATAATATTAAAGATTAATATTTAAAAGAAAATAATTAAAACCAGGAGGAGTTTTTATACTTCTCTTTTTCATTGCAAAGAAAGGAGGTATAGAGATAAATATTGTCGTACTGGAGGACATAAAACACCTGGATAAAATATAGTCAAACAGGACTTTAAACAGGAGGATAAAATGAAAAATTTTAAACTTAATATTCAACAATTTGCAGAATCAGGAGAACCAAAAACATTTACTCAAGAAGAAGTAGATGAAATGATTAACAAAAGATTTGCAAGAATGAAAGCAGACTTTGAAAAAGAAAAAAAAGAGCTTGAAAGAAAACATAATGAATCTATTGAAGATTATGAGGAAAGAATTAAAAATGCTAATCTTACTGCAGAAGAAAAGCACAAAAAAGAAATTGATAAAATTCAAAAAGATTTAGATGCAAAGAATGCTGAGCTTACAAAGATTAAGACAGATGAAATCAAAAAAGCAACTCTTACAAAATATAAAATGCCAGAAAAATTCTTAGATAGAATTAGTGGAGTTACAGAAGAAGAAATAGAGGCATCTGTAAAAGGATTCTCTGAGGTTATGGGAGAATATGTAAAATCTCTTGGTGCTAGTGGAGTACCTGGAGCAATGAATGGTGGGAGTAATGGTGGAGCTGATAAAAAAGCTCAATTAGAAGAATTAAGAAAAAAGGCTTTTGAAAGTGGTTCTGATATAGACAGAGCTAATTATGTAAAAGCAAAACAAGAATTTGAAGCAGAAAATGCAGGAGGTAATGAATAATGGCAAAAATAGATAACAAATTACATTCAGGAAATCAATTTATTTCAAATGATATTTTAGAAGAATTACAATTAGTAAACCCTAATAATTCTCCTATTATATCTCATATTTTGAGAGGTGGAAGAGTAGATAAAACAACATCTACAACTATTGAATGGATAGACCACTATGAAAGAAAAGTAACATCTAGTTTAAAAGTTGCTTTAAATGCTGGAGCAACTGAAATTCAAGTAGTAGATGAAGATATTTTAGTTCAAGATGCTTTACTATCAATTGGAGATGAAATAGTTAAAGTTACTAAAGTAAAAACAGATAATAAAGCAGACGTTGTAAGAGAATATGCAGGAACAACTTCTACTGCTGGAAATATAGCAGCAAATACAATAGTTCAAAGTTTAGGAATAGAAATGGAAGAAGGTGGAGAACTTAAAAAGTCTTCTGTTAGATTACCTGTGCATATCACAAATAACACAGGAATCATATATGAAGAATATGAAGTAACTGAAACTGCTAAACATTTAAACCCACATGGACAAAGTGGGCTTTCTGTAAGAGAATTAGAATCTCAAAAGAAAAAAGATGAAATGTTAGGAATTATGGAAAATAAACTTTTAAATGGAGTTAAGTATGTAAATGGTAAATTAAGAATTTCTGGAGGTATTAAATCTTTAATTAAAGAACATGGAATAGTTTTAGATGCTGGAAATCAACCTTTTTCAGTTGATTTATTGACAACAGCAGTAAAAGCAATAGTTAATAAAGGAAATCCAGGAGCAGCAGATTTAAAAGCGGGAAAATATTTTGTGTGTGTACCTTGGGATATAGCTATTCAAATTAATAAACTGAATAAAGATATTGTTAGGGCAGATGTAAAAGAAAAAGTAACAGGAACTGTAATTACTGAAATAGTTACAAATGCAGGAGTTGTATCTGTGTTCCCTGCTCCATCTTTAGCCGCTAACGAATTCTTATTAATTAATTTAAATGAAGTTAGCTTAAAGCAATTATATCCAATAAAAGAAGAAGTAGGAGCTAAAACTAATTTATCTGATAATTATTTCTTACATGGAGAATATGCACATCAAATAACTAAATTACCATTTCAAGTACATGTTAAAAATGTAAAAATATAATAGGAGGTTGTAATGGCAAAAGATAACAAAAAGCAAAATGAAGAAGTAATTGAAGAATTAAATGGGGTAAATGAGATAATAGAAGAAAAAAAAGAAACAACTTTTCATTCTAGTTATAAAAACTTAATCATAGCTGGAACTTCTATTCAATTCAAAGATGGAGTTTACTCAACATCTGATGAAACAGAAATAGAAATATTAAGAAATAATAACCTTGTGACTGAGGCAGGAGAATAAAAAACTCCTGCTTTTATCCTATTAGGAGGTTAGACATGGAAGAAATTTACAACAAAATAATTGAAAAAGTTAAAGAATTAACAACTATTAGCAACGAGGCTATTTTGAAAATTCGAGTAACCGTTTTAGTTAGAAAAGCTTTAAATTTTATGAATAGAGATGATTTTCCAGTTGAACTTATAGAACCAGTTGCTGAGCATTTAGCATTAAAAACTATTCAAGAAACAAATTTGCAAGGAAATATTTCTAAAGTTACAGAGGGAGATACAACAATAGAATATGACACATCTAATAACACTACTAATGAAATGTTTTTATCTTTAAAGAGTCAATTATTTAGATTCCGAAAGATTGGTACAGTATGAGTATTTTAGAAAAATTACATACTGATAGAGTTACTGTTGTTAGGTCTGTTACTATTACTGATGAATATGGTGGAGCTTTTGAAGAATTAAGAGAAATATTAAAAGATATTCCTTGCAGACTTTCACAGAAGTTATTAAGAGGTGTTTCGCTAGGACCTGTTAATAGCAGTTTACAAGAATATAAACTCTTTGTAGGTTTAGATGTAGATATAAAGCAAAATGACTTACTAAAAGTTACAAGGAAAGCAGATGGAGAACTTTATATTTTTAAAGCATCTAAACCTTTAGCTTATAACATCATAAAACATAAGGAAATAGCTTTAATAGAAGTGTCTGAAAATGAGGTAGACTATGGAGCTTAAAGGGTTTAAAGAGTTTGATAAAATTCTTGATGAAATAAAAACACAAGCTCCAAAATCTACTGAAAAATTTTTAATGCTACAAGCAGAGGAGTTAAAAAAAGATGTTAAGGAATTAACACCAGTTGATACTGGAACTTTAAAGAATAGTTGGCAAAGAGAAAATGGAAAAAGATTAACTGGAAAAGCATTCTCTCAAATTGTTTTTTCTATGACATCATATGCACACCATGTTGAATATGGTCATAGAACAGGAAGAAACAAAACTAAATTTGTCAGAGGTAGATTTATGCTTAGAACAGCTGTAGCTATGAGGCAAATTAAATTCTATAAAGATTTAAAAAATTTTTATGGAGGATTGATAAAGAAATGAAATTGGCAGATATAAGAAATGCATTAAATAAGATTATTTCAGAAAAGTTAAAAGTAAATCCATATAGTGAAGATATAGATAATGTCAAAAAGCCTTGCTTTTATATAGATTTAGTTAGTTATAAAAAAGAATTTAATTCTGAATATAGAGAATTAAAAACTATAGATATTGATGTTATCTATTTTCCAAAAACTAATGGGAAGCTTACTAATGCAGAGATATTAGAGAATTTAGAAAACTTAGATAATGCTCTGGAAATAGAAGGAAAAAAGGTTTTACATGTACTAGATAGATTCCTGACACTAAGAAATACAGATATAAAAATTGTGGATAGAGTTGGTCATTATGTGTTTACTTTAAGTCTATATGATTTATATGGAAAACCTTATGATTATGAGTTAATGAATGACTTAGAATTAAGATTTAAAGAAGGAGGTAGCAATTAATGGGAAATGAAGTAGGGCAAATAAAAGCTAGTCCAAACATTAATATAGAGTTTAGAACTCTTGCAACAACTGCTATACAAAGAAGTGAAAGAGGTATAGTTTGCTTGATATTAAAAGATACTAAGAAAACTACAAAATGGAATATTTTAAAAACAATAGCTGATTTAAAAGATGATGAGTGGGAAACTAAGAATTTAAAGTACATTAAATTAGCAATGCATTATGGAGCTAAAAAAGTTTTAATTAGAGCATTGGCAACTGGAGAAAATTTAGATGATGTTCTAGGAGAATTTAAAGAAAGAAAAATGCACTGGTTAGCTTATCCTGAAGCTGAAGAAACAGATGACCAAAAACTTGTAACTTGGACTAAACAAGTATTTGGAAATGATGGGGCAATAGGAAAAACTGTTAAATATGTTTCTAGTTTTGCTAATAATACAGACCATGTCGCAATAGTAGAACTAGGAAACAAAACTTATAAATCTATATATGGAGAATTTACAGCACAAGAATATACTGCTGCAATAGCAGGACTTATAGCTGGAATGCCTTTGAATAGATCCGCCGATAACTTTGTAATGAGTGACTTAACTGAAGTGGATTACTTTGAGCCAAAACTTGGTAAATTCTCTTTATACAATGATGATGAAAAAGTCAGAGTTAATTATGGAGTAAACTCAAAAACTACTTTTGATAGCACTTGGAAAAAAGACACAAGAAAAATCAAAATAGTTGAGGGAATGTGCTTTATAACTGATGACATAAGAGATACATTTAAAAATTATTGGTTAGGAATTTACATAAATGACTATAATAACAAAATGAATTTCTGCTCTAATGTTACAAAAGTATATTTTAAAGAAATGGCTCCAAATGTATTAAGTGGAGACTATGACAATAAGGTTGAAATAGACTTAGAAGCACAAAAGAGATTAATTGTTTTAGATGGAAAAGACCCAGAAGAAATGACAGAAATGGAAATCTTAAAATACCCATCTGGTGATGATGTGTTTTTAACTGGTGATGTTAGATTTGCTGATACTATGGCAAATCTTAGTTTGGTTATAAAAATGTAATAGGAGGTAAAAATGGCAGATACAAATATAAGAGGCTATCATACCATTGCTGGTGCTCATGGTACTCTGTGGATAGACAATGAAAAAATAGCAGAATTTACAAAAGTAAATGCAAAAGTAACAGCTGACAGAAAAGATGTACAATTAGGGTTATCTGTTGATAGTAAGATAGTGGCTCTAAAAGGCGAAGGAAGTGTTACTCTTGAAAAAGTATATTCAAGAGGTAAAAAGATACTTCAGAAATTAGTAAAGGGTAGAGATGTTAGAGTTAGAATAGTGACTAATCTAGCAGACCCAGATACACCAGGAAAACAAGAAGAAAGAATCTCTTTGGATAATGTTTGGTTTAATTCTATAGATTTAATCAACATTACAAAAGGAGAAGTTGTTGAAGAAGAATATCCGTTTGGTTTTACACCAGATGATCTAAAATATGAAAATGATATAAAATAGGAGGCTTAGATGTTAGTTACTGCAGAAATGCTACTTGAAAATAGTAAAAGGATAAATAATGAGGAAAGAAAAAAAGTAAAAATCTATGTAAAAGAACTTAATGGAGAAATTGAGTGTGAGTTGCTAAATAAAGAAGATTATTTAGATTTAATCTTATCTAAAGAGAAAGATAAGGATTTAGAAGTTATCTATAATTCTTGTCCTATTTTTAGAGATGATAAACTAATAGATAAACTAGGATATAGATCTAAACCAACTCAAGTTGTAGCAAAAGTTTTAAAAGACCCTACTATTTATAAACTAGCAGATTTTATCTTAATAGCTTCTGGTTATGGGGATAGAGATTTAGTTAGCTTAGCTGAAGAAACAAAAAACTAATTGAGAGCGACTGGAAATTAAGTACAGTCGCTCATTACTTGAATAGAGGGCATACATTAGAAGAACTTAGGAAACTTTCTGAAAAAGATTTATTTTATATGTATCTTTTAAAAGAATAATGATATAATAATAAATATTAAATTCATTTTAGGAGGAAAGGTTTATGAAAAAGTATAAGTTTGAGTTTGATTACAAGTTTTTTGATTGTTTGTTATTGGCTGGGCAATGTTTGTTAGCTTCAATAGTATTCAATATTATAATTTCTTTTTTAGTAGGATTTCTTGAAGGGGTACTTATGGCGGATACGATATTTTTGTTTGGTATAGTTCCTATACTATCTTATATATTTGGCATAGTTTATTCTCTTGTGGCTATTATAAGATATGTATTAGAAGGAGTTACTATAAAAGAAGTAGAATAATAAGATTTTATCTAAGAGGGGTATAAAAGCTCCTCTTTTTTATTTGGAGGTGAGAATTTGGAGCATGTATTAAGTGCTAGATTAGAGCTAAAAGATAAATTTACATCTGTAATATCTAAAGCAGAAAAAGGGCTTGCAGGACTATACCAAAAAGCTAAATCTATGAACTGGGAAAAAGTTAATAGTGGACTTAATAAATTTGGAGCAGTAACTATTGGAGGACTTGCAGGAATAGGTGCTATTGCTGGTAGTTCTTTAACAGCTTTTGCAGATTTAGAGGACCAAGTTAGAAGAAATAAAGCTATTATGGGAGCAACAGCAGCTGAAGAAAATATGCTAATGGCTCAAACAAGAGAACTGGGAAGAAGTACAAGATTTACAGCTCAAGAAGTTGCACAAGCTCAAATGTATCAAGCTATGGCTGGTATGAAAACTAATGAAGTATTGGAATTAACCCCTAAACTTTTAAAACTTTCTATTGCTTCTGGAGAAGATTTAGCTAGTACATCGGATCTTCTTACTGATAACATAAGTGCTTTTGGATTGACATTGCAAGATGCTGATAGATTTATGGATGTTATGGCTGCAACAGCTAACAACACAAATACAAGTATAGCACAATTAGGAGAAGCTTATAAGTATGTCGCATCTACTTCAAAAAACTTTGAAAGTTTAGAAGAAACAAATATCATTTTAGGGTTACTAGCAGACAGTGGGCTTAAAGGTTCTATTGCAGGAAGAAACCTAGCTGCAATTTATGCAAGACTTTCAAAAACTACTCCTGACATGGATAAGGCTTTGAAAAAAGTTGGTGTAACTCTTTATGATAATAATGGAAAATTTAAAGGATTAAGAAAAATTATAGAAGAATTAAAACCTAAACTTGCTTTAATGTCAGAAGAACAAAGAAACTATTTCTTAGCTACAATTGCAGGAACAGAAGGTTTAAAAGTAATGAATAATCTGTTAGGAACTTCAAAAGAAGGAATAGAAAAAGCAGAGAAAGCTATACTGAATGCAGCAGGAGCCACAGATAAATTTGCAGAAGAGATGAGTGGTAATACAAAAGATAAGATGGCTCAATTTAGAAGTGCAGTTGAAGATTTAAAAATATCTATTGGAGAAGGTTTAGCACCAACAGCAGTGGATTTTATAAATAAATTTACAGATAAAATGGCAGAGTTAAATTCTAAAGGTACTTTTAACACAGAAAATGTTGAAGCTTATTTTAATAGAATATTTGCTCTTACAGCAGAAGCTATAAAAGGTTTTGCCGCATTAAAAGTAGCAGCTATGGCAGAAAATATTTTTCCTGGTGCTGGGAAATATATAGCAGGAGGATATTTAGCATATAAGGCAGGTAAATTTGTTGGAGATTGGGCTGGAGAAAAAATAGGAAGAACTAAAAATAAATGGGACTTAAGAAAAGAGTATCAAGCAAAAGGCTATACTTGGGATGAAGCTAATGCACAAGCAGAAAAAGACATAGAAACAATGGACTTGAGAAACAGTAAAACAGATACTGATGAAAATATAATGTATATAAAACAAAATATGTTAAAAGAGAAACTAAGAAATAACAAAAATTCTGGAAAAGGAATAGAGCAGTTGATGAAAGAAACAGAAGAAGATTTTAAAGAAAGAAGAAGAATTGCTAAATTAACTCCAGAGGAATTATCTAAAGAGCAAACAATTCAAAAAAATAAAACTGTTGAATCTTTAAACAAACCTATTCTGATAGGAAAACCTTTACTAGAAAAACAAAAAACAGATTTAGAAAAAGTCAGTGATAAATTAGGACTTAAAGCTCCTGTATCTCCGTTATCAACTACATTCTCTCCACAAGTAAATGTCAATATGGGTGGAGTAACAATAAGAAATGAAGCTGATGTAGAAAAAACTGCTGAAATGTCTAAACAAAAAATAATTGCAGAGTTGAAAAACTATGTACAAATAACCAAATAAGGAGATGATGTTATGAGACCAACATTTGTCCTGGTTAAAGATAGCACTAATACTCCTTTTTTCTTTGTAGTTCCACCATTAGATTTAAGGATAGAGAGCGACCAGGATTTACAAACTATAAAAATAATTGACTTAGGAGAAAAAACATTAATTGGAAATAGAAAAGCCGAAAAGATTAGTTTTTCTACTTTTTTACCAAGTATGAAATCTCCTTTTTTTAATTTTGTTTTATCAACTGCTCCTACTAACTCTATGGAAACCTTAAAAAAGTTAAAGAATGATAAGGAAAAATTAACTTTAATTATTCCAGAATTTAACATTTTCTTTAAATGTTATATCCAAACTTTGTATTTTTCAGTTACTGAAAGAACTGGAGATATAGATGTGGAGATAACTCTTGTAGAAATAAAGAAAAATAAAACTTTGAGTGATGTAGCAAGAGGACTATTAGAGAGGTAAATATATGGAGAAATTAAAAATATATGTAAATGGAAAAGAGTTTAAAAATATATTTACTAGGGTTATATGGAGTGGGGCAATTCACGGAACTGCAAGAAAATTAGAAGTTGAGTATCTAGGAGATATTATAACAAATATTGGAGATGAAATTATATTTTCTTATGAAGATGAAAAGTTATTTTTTGGAAAAGTTTTCCAACATTCGAGAAAAGGCGAAACTGAAATAAAAAGTTTTTATGCTTATGACAATTCTATTTATCTGAATAAAAATAACTTTGTTAAGAACTTTTTTAGAAAAAAGCCAAGTGAAATATTAAAAGAAATTTGTGGAGAACTTAATCTAAAAACAGGTAAAATTCCAAAAGATGAGGTTACTTGTACTTATCCAGCTATTGATAGAACTGGCTACGAAATTATATTAAATGCTTACACTATTCAACATAGAAAAAACAAAAAGATTTATTCGATTATAAGTAACGAACAAGCAATAGATATAGTTGAGCAAGGAACTTATACAGATGTTCTTTTGACAAGTGCGGACAACATTTCTACTTCTTCATATGAAGAAAGTATAGAAAATATGATAAATCAAATTGTTATCTATAAAGTAGAAAATGAAAAGCAACAGATACTTAATAAAGTAGAAAATGCAGAAGATAAAAAGAAATTTGGACTATTCCAACAAGTTATGCAATATGAAAAAGATGTGGATAATATATCGAATGCTAAAGATATGCTAAAAAGTGTAGAGAAAAGTGCAAGGATATATTGCTTAGGAAATATCTTAATTCAAGCAGGTTATAACATTGGAATACAAGAGCCTCATACTGGACTGATTGGAAGTTTCTTAGTTAAATCCGATATGCATATTTTTGAGGGTGAAACATATTTCTGTAATATTGAGTTAGCCTTTGAAAATGTTATGGATAAAGTGCAATTTGAAAATAAAGAAAAAGCTAAGAAAAACAAAAAGAAAAAAGGTAAAAAGGCAAAGAAAAAAGACAAAATAGATGAGTTATTTCCTGAAGGGTGGGATAAAAAGAAATGAGTGATTTAGGAATTTTAGTAGGAGAAATGATTTCACAAGCAACAAAAGGGACTTCTATTATAAAAGCCTCTGTTGTTACTCCACCACCAAATATAACTATTGAATTTGATGGACAAGTTATCCCAAGTGAGCAAATATATTGTAGTAATTACCTTTTACCTCATTATCATAGAGATTATATAATAGATGGTGTTATAGATAAAATTAAAATTAATGTATCTAGTTATGATTATGATAATACAACCACAGATACAAAAGGTCACGGGATACCAAAACTAACTGGAAAAGGTAAATATGAAGGTAGCGGTACTTATAAATCACATAAAGATATTTGGTTCGAGGATACATTACAAAAAGGTGATGAAGTACTTGTTCTTGTTCTGGGTGTACATTACGTAGTTGTTACTAAGATAGTTAAAATGCCTAGTGGAGCAATAGAGGGAGTGTAAAGTGGAAAAAGATTTTAATATTTTTTTAGAAAAAACAGAAATAGAAGCTGAAGAAATGCCAATTTTTAAAGAATATGCCATAGACTTTAAAACTGGAGAATATATAAAAGATGAAAATGATATTAAAGTTTTAGAGAAAAATGAGGCTTTGAAAGTATGGATATTTAAGGCATTAAAGACTGAAAGATTTAGATATACTGATGTACATAGTGATGACTATGGAAGTGAGTTAGAAACTAACATTGGTACTATATATCAAAAATCTGTAAAAAATGCTTTAATGATTAATCAAATAAGAGATACATTGTTAGTAAACCCATATATTTTAGAATGTTATAATTTTGAAATTTCTAATGAAGAAGAATATGTTCCACAGATAACCTTTAATGTAAGAACTATATATGGAGAGCTAGAGATGGAGGTGTAAATGAAAGATAAAATAGAATTAAGAAATAATTTCTTAGACAATCTTAAAAATCCACTTTCAAAAATGGAAGGGACTTATAACTTTGACATTGCAGCCACTTTTGGAATAACAGCTGAAGAAGTTTACAAAGAGTTAGAATTCTGGGAGAAACAAACATTCATAGATACAGCTACAGAAGATGAATACATTGATAAACATGCTCTGATGTTTGGAGTAAAAAGAAGATCAGGAACTAAGGCAAAAGGAACTGTTAAAGTAACAGGAAAAGCTAACTCTGTAATAGAAGAAAATACAATATTTCTTAATAGAGATGGTATAAAATATAAATCTTTAAGAAAAGAATATCTAAGTACATCAGGAGTTGCTGAAATAGAAATAGAATGTTTATCTGAAGGAAAAATAGGTAATGCTGCAATAGGAGAAATTACAACTTTTGAAATTCAAAATAGCAATATTTATTCAGTTATAAATGAAAAAGAAATTATAAATGGTTATGATAAAGAACCTAATTCTGTACTTGTAGCAAGAGCAAAAGAAAAGGCAACAAGACCTGCTCATAGTGGAAATATATATGATTATGAGCAATGGGCTAAACAAGTTGATGGAGTTGGAAAAGTGTTAGTAAAACCTTTATGGAATGGAAATGGAACTGTAAAAGTTTTGATTGCCAACTATAATAATGATATAGCAGATTCTAGCTTAATTCAAAAAGTTAGAGAAAGAATACAAAATGATGATGGTAGACCAGTTGGAGCTGATGTAACTGTAGAAAGTTTTAGAGTTAAGACTATAAACATAGAGGTTAACACTATCTTAAAATCAGGATATGCTTTATCGGATGTAAAAGAAAAGATTGAATCTTTATTAAAAGCTGTTATAAAAACTGGAAGTGCTGCATTTGAAAAATCTAATAAAACAATATTATCTATTAATCGTTTAGAGAAAGCTATTTTAGAAATAGAGGGAATAAATGATAACTTTGTAAAAGTAAATAACTCTAACTCTAATATAGAAATCGCAGAAGATGAAATATTAATAGTTGGGACAGTGATTATAAATGAGCAATAGATTAATTAAGAAAGTTTCAAAAATAGCTAGAAATAATTTACAAAAAGATTTAATCAGAACATTAGATTTAATCTGTGAATATGCTAAAAATGATATACAGAAATACAAAAAGCTATTATTCATAGCTTTTTTTAATGAGCAACAAGTGGCTAACTATGAGAGATTTATGGAGTTAGATTATAAAAACGGATGGAGTTTACAAGATAGAAAAGACAGAATTATCTATACTTTACTATCGAAGAATATCTTTACACCTCATGTATTGAAGGAGCAAGCTAAGATATTCACAAATGGAGAAATTGAAGTTATTGAGAATTACAATGATTATTCTTTCATAATAAAATTTACATCAGTAGTCGGAATACCATCTAACTTGGATAACTTTAAAAACTTTATTCATATTAATAAACCAGCGCATTTAAATTTTAGTATTGAATTTAGATACAACACACATAATCAAGTAGCTTACTTATTACATAATTCTTTAAAAGCAAAAAGCCACAAACAAATTTATGACACTAGATTATATGAAGATAGTGCAGTTGTAGATAAGTATCACAAACATATAGAAATTAGTAATTTTAAAAATGATGATTTAAAAGCAAAAACTCATCAATCCATTTATGATGAAAGGAGATAGAAATGGCTAAATACACAGAATATTTAAGATTAGTAAAACCTGAGGGAAATGAGTATTACAATGTGGAACAGTTCAATCAAAACTCAGAATTAATTGATAAAGAAACAAAAAAATTAAGTGAGGGATTAGCAAAAGTACAAGAAGGAGCAACGAAAGACAAAAAAGGGATAGTACAATTTGGAACAGAAGAAGGCAAGGCACTAGAAGGAATGATGCTGGCAAGACTTGCTGGCTGTGTCGGATATGGTGGAGATATTCAAGAACCAGGAGTAAAAGATATAAATTATATTTACTATGACAGAAACACTCGTAAAATGTACAAGTGTTTAAATCAAAATAGTGATGTGTCAGCAAATGTTGCTAATTTTATTCCACTTGACAACAATAGCCTTTTGGATAGATTGGAAAATCTAAACAAACATTTACAATATGTAATTAAATATAATAAAAGTATTGTATTTCAAAAAAATGATGTTGGTGCAACATTAACAGCTGATAGATTAGGAGTAAGAATTCCTAAAAATCGCAATATTTTAGTTATTGCAACAGGGTCCACAGGAAATAATTCTTATGCGATAGGAATATTCCCAAACAGTGAAAAAAATGTTTCAGAAAACTGTGGATTTTCTTTTTATCCGCAAAGCACTTCAAGAATAACTTGCTCGTATGTTTTAGATAATACTGATACTATATATGTTAGAGCTTTGACAACAAAAGCCCCCCATACTCACCCGCAATATATTATAAATTACTTAGATAAACCTGAGAACGATATTATAGTAAATTGTATATTGCTAGATTAATATTATTGAAACTTAGTAACTTAATCCATATATTTTTCTAATATAGTTGTTATCGGCAGTTGTATTCAAGTTGCCAGCATTTTCTATTTTTAAGACTCCATTTTTTAGAGAGAGTCCATAACTTCTTATATCATTTAATGTTCCTATAGATACAAAAACTGTTTTTTCTTTTAGTGTATCTACACTTATATAAACATCTTGAAAATAGTAATTATCATCGTTGATAGATTGTATTTTTAAAGTGTTTACCCAAGAAGGGAGATTATTAATTAAAATTTGTCCTACATTTGCAGCTAAACCATCAAAAAGTTTTTCTGTTTTGAATAGATTTTCCAATCTATACACATTTTAAAACTCTATCTGTGATGGAACAGATAACCTAAAATACTAATTTTTTGAAAGGAGAAATTGATATGAAAACAATAAATTTTTATAAAAAAGAAAAATTAATCTTTTCTGTTTATGCAGAAAGTTTAGAAGATGTCTTAAAATCACCTCTTTCATATTTTCCAGCATATACGACAGATGTGATAATCACTGATGTATCTTATCAATACCCCATCTATAAAGATGACATACTAAGAGAAATGACAAGAGAAGAAAAGGTAAGAGCTGGAATAGATGTTACATTGGAAGATGGAGAAATCATAAAAGATAAGAAAATTATAACAGTGCCAAAACCACAAGGAAATCCAAAGTATTTAAGTTGGAATAAAGAAAAAGGTTTATGGTTGTTAGATAATGAAAGAGAATATCAGGACTATATGAATCTAATAGATGATTTAAAGGCCAAATCATTAGCTTATGGTTTTGATTATAAAGTTGGAAATGAGGTTCATAGGCAAAAGTGTAGAGATAAAGATATAACTCTATTGGTTTCAAATGTAACTTTTATGTTAGCAGAAAAAACTGTTTATGGAAAAGAAAAACCAATCACTTGGTATTTTGAAGATAATTTTGGATTAAAATTAGATTTAGAGCAATCTTTAATATTAGCTAGTTATGGAAAAACATTTACTCAGTCAGTTTATGATACTGAACACTTTTTTAAAACAAAAGTTAATCCAAAAGAATTGACAAAAACTGAATTTGAAGCTAAAAGAAAAGAAATACATAATACACTAGCAAAAGGCTAATTTAAAGAGTTAAATCAATTAAAGGTAGTTTTATATAGCTACCTTTTTTTGATGGCTTTAAATGGCAAATTACGAGGTCGGTTTAATAATTTTTATATAAAGAAATAAAGGAGTTGATAAGTATGTTTGTTTTATCACAAAAAAGCTTAGAAAAATTAAATGGTGTCCATATAAACCTGGTTAATTTTTTTAAAGAATTAATCTTAGTAAGCCCTTGGGACTTTAATATTACAGCAGGAGTTAGAACTGCAGCAGAGCAAAATTTAGAATATCAAAAAGGTAGAACATTACCTGGAATAAAAGTAACAAAAGTAGATGGGTATAAACAAAAATCTAATCATCAGATCAAGTTTGATGGTTTTGGATATGCCGTAGATATTGGAGTTCTTATAAAAGAAAAAGTTAAGGTAAAAGTTAAGGAAAATGGAAAAGAAATAGAAAAAGAAGTTGAAAAAATAGTTTACAAAGGAAGTTGGAAAGATTTTCACTACTATCAAGATATTTATAATGTTGCAAAAGAGAAAGGACTTTTAGAAAAATATGGAATTGAATGGGGTGGAAATTGTTGGAAATCATTTAAGGATGCTCCACACTGGCAAATTAAAGGAGCAGATAAGGTAGCTTTTAAATAATAAACAGTCTGGCCAGACAGTTATTATAAAAATTTAAAAACTTTAGGAGGTAAAAGTATGGAATTAGTAAAAAATTATATTGGTAGTATTACAAAACAAGGTTGGATTGGTATAGCATTAGCTTTGGGATTTATTATAGTTATAGTAATATCTAAAAAGAAATATGCAGATACAGTGGAAAAAGCAATAAGATTATCAGAACAGTCTTTTAATTCAGGAGAAGGTCAAAAAAAATTAGTGGCAGCAATTGCTTACATCCAAAATGCTATAACTTTAATGCCTTGGTATGTAAGATTAGTAATAGTTCCTGTAATAAGCAAAAAAAGCATTATAGATGCAATAGAAAGAACATTACAAAGAATATCAAATACATTTGGAAAAGGCTCTAAGGTAGATATAAAAGGAAATGAGGAAGATGGAGAAAAGTAAATTAATCCTGGATCCAATTTCAAATGGGAAAGCAATTTTAATGCAAGATTATGTTTACTCTATCAATGGCTATGATATTAAGGTATTTAGAGGCTTCATCACTGATGGGGCTTCTGTACCTAAATCTTTACAGTGGCTATATAATCCTTATGGCAAATATATTAAAGCAGCAGTTATCCACGATTACTTATATAGTTGTTATAACAACACTGGAATTAATCGTACTCTTGCAGATAAAATTTTTAATTTTATTATGAAAGAAACTGGAGTAGACAAAAGAACTTGTAGGAGATTTTATACTGCTGTCAGATGTTTTGGGGAAATATCCTGGAAAGTTAAATTGCAAAATGAGGGATATAAGGATAGAGCCATTGTAGACAGAACTAAGGAGGCTAGAGAATATTATAATTATTGGGGAAAAGTATTGGGAATATAGGTGGTGTATATGGAAAAAACTTTACTAGAATATGGCGTAGTAGGGGCTATTTTACTGTATTTTCTATGGAAAGATAGTAAGACATTTGAAATTTATAGAACTACTATGCAGAAGATAGTAGACCAGTTAGAAGCAATGCAAAAAGACCAAACAGAATTAAAAAAAGATATGGAGGAGATTAAAAAGTTCATAAAGTAATGGGGTAGGATTTTGTCCTGCCCCTCTTTTTTTAATTGTCTTAAACCTAGATTTTATGAGTGATAAAAAAAATTAAAAAAGTATTGACATATGTAATTACATATGATATAATTAAAACATAGAAAGAAAGATAAAAAATTTAAGGAGGATCTAAAATGACAACAAGAGTATTTAAAAGAAATGGAAAGGTTTTTACAGAAACTAAACATAACAATGATTTCGTAGAATTTGCAAGAAGCAATAAAGCAAAATGGGATGGAAAATATTGGTCTTTTTCAGAAGAATTTGAAGCAGAAGTAATTGCTAAAGTTACTGAAATATACGGAGAATTTAAAAACGGGAAATATGATAGTGATGTAGCATTTGACACTCTTATAAGAGAAAAAGCTACTTGGGGAGAAATCCCAAAGGAGCTACAAGAAAAGATGTTAAAAGGAAATGGTACTAATCAATTCATACTAGAAGATGGAAAGTTATGGTATGAATGGTCAGCACTGGCTTTTGAAAGTGGATATAAAATCAATGAAGATGGAACAGTTGAAATAAATAATAATGCAGTATTTGTAGATTTTTATGGAGATAGAGATTAA